ATCTTGAAGCCGAACTGGTCGTCTTTGGAGGAAATGAAATCAGCTTCAAAGTAGACATATACGCGCGCGAAAAGACGTTTGGGGGAATCGGCCCGCTGTGGGAGGAGAGGGTCGGACTCGTCAGCGCCGAAACGGGAGTGGCGATAGAAGATGTCACCGCGCCCGACGACTCCGCTAGCGGCGCCATAAAGGCAGCCACGGTACTCCGTAGTACCCGGAGCATGAATATAATCCCGAGGGAACTCGGTCTTTGCGCGCTGCGTCTGGTTGATTGTGAAGTAGTTGGTGATGAGGCAGGGATTGGTAGCAGTGGCCGCGAAGGTGGTGTTATTGTCCAGGTTCGGATGGAACATATTCCGCTCGGCGCAGTCGCCGGCGGTATCCACTGAAGGATGGTTGATAAGTTCCATCTCCCCGATGAGATCGGCTAGACCGAGTTCGTGAGCCTTTCCGCCGTCGCCTAGGAGAAGAGGGGGCGCATCGGTCTCGTAGAAGCGGATGGTTAGCGGATAGATGTTATCGCAGGCCGTGATGTAGAGGGCCAGTTTCGCACTGATCAAGGTGCCAGTGACATCGGGGAGGAACTCTGCCTGGAGGAGAGTGAAACCGTTGCGAGAAATGCGCCGGGTAAGGCGAGTGTCGAGTCCCTGGTCACTCCCATTGTTCCAACCGGCGAGGTCGCAGATAAACTCATGAACGCCGGTGGAGGTGGTGACAATTAACTTCGGGGGATTAGCACTGTTGGTGCTGTCAACTTGCGCCCAAGCAGAGAAGTTGCTCGGAGTGCAGAGGAGGTAGGTACCCTTGTTCTGCCCGGAGGAAAGCCAATGGGCTACAAGTTCAGTGAACTCGATCTCGTTGTAGCCAAGGGGACCGTTTTGCGGATGAACAAAAGTGTGCCAGGGGACAAGCGAGGCAGCGTTAGACCCGTTGTACTTAACGCCATTACGGTCAATGTAGTCGCCGTTGAAGTTCTCCCACTTCGTCCCAAGATGCCGGTTGAAGGTGCGAGAAGTGGGGCCGGTAACTCCATTGCCTACTGGGTCATTGGAGACCCCCGCGCCTTTCCCGTAGATGAGATAAGAGCGATAGGTGGAAACGAGCTGAGGGGGCTCCGCAACGTTAGACGGAGTAAGGGTAGCGGCCTGTCCGGCGAAGGAATAGACGCCGACCTGAGCAGTCAGCCGGGCGATGTGAGTGAGGGCGACATCGACTCCGGCCACCCCATAAGTGGCCCCTTCAGCAGCCAACCGCACATCCTTCGTGTGCCCGATACGGAAGCCCCTCGGCATCAGGTCACCTGGAAGATGCCGTTGGTCGGGTCGAAGTCGACCGTGAAGGTCTCGGAGGGGTTGAGAGTGACACTAGCACCGTAGTCCCACCAAGCGACGAGGGGATCGGCCGGGGAGGTGGGAGTGTCGTCGTAGAGCACAGCGTAACGGAAGGGACCGATCGTGCCGCCGGAGGCGGTGAAAACGACATCGGTGCCAACGATCTTGGAGGTGCCGCTCGAGCGCGTGTGGGAAATGGTTGTGGCACTGCCCCCGGCGGTATAGCCATTGCCGGCGGAGATCTCAGTCAAGTCGGACTTCACCGAGTTGGTTGCTACCGGGGCGACGTTGGTCAGCATTACCTTGAACGTGTCGGCGTCCCAATCCATCTGGGAGATGAGCTGATTCTCGACGAAAGCGTTGAACTTGTTGTAAGTGGCCATAGCGGGTCCTTAGTGGGGTTACTGAACGTACTCTTCCCGAACTTCGAGAATGTCGCCAGTTTCGGGATCGTAGACAGGGACTTGTCGACGCAGCTTCTGCATAGATTCGACAAGGGCGGAGAGTTGTTTGAGGATTGCGTTATCTGCAGCTTCGCGGATTTTGCTTTCCTGCTCGAGGGCACGAAGGTGGTTGTCGACTTTGATTTGCTCCTGAGCAGCGCGTTCGCGTTCTTGCTCGAGGGCCTGTTTTTCGCGCGCCTGGGCTTGGGCGGCTTCGGAGTCTTCCTGCGCCTGATCTGCGTCGGCTGCCGCGACTGCGCCATCCAGTCGCAACTGGCGCTCCGCTTGTGCGGCCTGCACTCCGGCGATACGCTCCTTCGAGGCGATTTCCATCTGGGTGCGCTGGGTCTCGGCAGCTTCGGCCTTAAGGGCGACTTCGGCCTTGAGCTTCTCGTTAGGTTCGGGTTCAGGCGGCGGCGGGGGAGCCGCGAGGCGTTGCTTCACCATCTCCGCGGCATCTTCGATGGAAGCTTCGAGTTCACGCCCGGTAGAGAAGCCCCGAACGACAAACTTGAGCATCTCGAAGGCGACAGGGATCATCTCAGGCCCAACCGCGGAGACATTCTTCATCGCGTTCATGAAGTTCGAGATGGACGACATGAACTTGTCGCGGCGCTCCTGTTCCCCGATCTCGTCGAGCTCGATCATCGAGCCTTCGGCTACCTGGATGCGGTAGCGCCGGACACGCTCGTTTTTGAGGAGTTGAAGGGCCTGGTCCACCCGCTCGGGGTGCTGGGCGGCTTCGAGGATTTGCTCGACCGAGGCGATACGCTTGATAGTCTCAGGCGTGTAATGGTAGCACATGATATCGGCTTTGATGCCGAGAATCATGGAAGCGAATTCAGCCACCTGCTGCTGGCGGGAGGAGAGGCGGAGGTTGGCGAATTTAGCTTTGATCTGTTGCGCGCCGAGAGTCTCGGAGGCGACTGTAGCTCCGCGGACGATGTCCGCCATGCCAGTAATTTCGTAGATCGTCTGTTTAAGGGCCTCACGAGCTTCATAAAGGCCCTGGAGGACAGCCACGACCTGCTCGATCGGAACGAAATCCATGACGCCCTTGAGTCCACCCTTCTCGGCAAAGGCGGCCCACTGGTTCACCGGGACCATCCGATTTTCAGTGCCGGATTGAAGGAGGGTCTGGAGGGTTGTCTGGGAAGCGTCGTAGACACCAACGACGCGGAGAGCTTCGGTTAGGAGGCTGATCCGGGCGGAGACGTTGTCGAGTTCGCGGAGCTGCGACTGGTAGATGACGAAATCGGGGACTGGGATGAGGGAGTCGTTGGTCGTGGTGGCCCACAGCGGTGGAGGAAAGGGAAAGAAGTCGACCAAATTGACTGGATCATCGCGAATGTCGAGGGGGTAGGCATAGCCCACCGCGACCCAGATGATTTGTTGAGACTCTTTGTCCCAGATTTCCCAGACGAGAGCGCGTTTGAGGGTGGGATCGCCGTCAGCGTCGGACTTCTGGTCCTTTCGGTCGGGGTCGAGTTGGGTTGGATCGTAGTTGCAGGGGACATCTTCGACATTGCCTCCGAATTTGGCGCAGGACTCCGCGAAACGCTTGCGGAGAGCGTCTCGGGCGAACATCACCCGGCGACCGCTCCAGCGAACGTCGCCCCACCCCCTGGCAGGAGATAGGAGGATGTCCTTCCAAAAGACGTAATCGACGGGGGTCTTTTCGTCTTTGAGGACTTCAACCTGTTGAGGGACTATTTGTCCGAGTTCGTTCGGCTGCTCAATGGTTTCGGTGGCAAAGGCGGGCTCGTATCGGACCCAGGCGACCGCTTGCCCCGGAAGAAGGCGGTCGAGAACACAGGCCTGAAGCGTGCGATGGAAGTCGAGGCCGCTGTCGACTTCATACTGGAGAGCGCGCTGAAGAATCGTGGCAGCAAGCCGGCCGATTGGGTCTGCGTCACGAAAGCGACGGAAGACTTCGACTTTGGGTCGTCGGGAATAGGTGGCTGGGGCGAGGGTTTGGACATTGGACCAGAAAAGGTTGAAGCGGGAGCCGGTGCCGGTGGAGTTTTCTTCGGCCTCAGCCCGATAACGACGAGTGATGCGGTCGCCCCGTCTAAAAAAGGGCTCGTAGTGCTTCTCTGCTTGTCGGATGGCGTTGAGCCAATGGCGCGCGATATCCTCGGGCGTGCGCTCCTTGGCGGGCTCGTCAACAGGCGCGAAGGATTCACTCATTGGTTAGACGACATGGTCAAGGAGGCGGGCTTGACGATCGTGCTCTTCCCAGATGTCGTCAAGGGTTGGCCCCGACTTTACACGGATAGGGGGTAGTGAGTCAACCACCCAAGGCCGGGACATCACTCCATAGCGCACCATGTCGGCAGCGTGGTCCTCGGCGTCGGTGTCCACGTCGTCAGGCTTGTCGACATCGGCCGGGACGGATTCGAGGGTGCGGATGGTGTCTTCGCAGGAGTCGAGGATGAAGAGGAGGGGGTCGAGCGGGCCAGAAGGAGGATCGGAGGGACCGAGGTGCCCAACGAGATGCTGGCGAACCTTGTCCCAGCCTCCGAGGCGGGTGTTGTCAGCACGCCGGAGCTGGACCTGGTTTACAGCGAAGGTCTCCATGAGGGAGGGGCCGCCGTCGCGTTTGAACATTGAGGGGTCGGCGGCGATGAAGTGGAGGCGCTCGCCCTTGGTACGGAGATGGATACCGTGAGCAACTTGAGCGGCATCGAGGCGCAGTCCTTCGTTAGGCTTGCCCGTAGAGCCATACCACTCACGATAAAGGAGAAGAGCACCCCGAGGAAGACCCCAAGTACCATCAGAAACAGCCCACCAACCCATCGCAAAGGGAGCCGCGTAGCCCCAGTCGAAGGAGCCGAATCGGAGGGCGTCTCGGGGGATGAGGGCTTCAAACTTTTGCGGGAGGACATGGCGAAGGCGGGAGAATTGGGTAAAGTAGGCACCAACGGGGACGGACCAATCGCCCAAGAGCCAGGCGCGGACCAGGGCGGCGGAACCGGAGGTGGCGAGGTTTGCCACGTACTCCGGGTTATTCTGCATGATCTTGATGTTGTCGGCGAGGCGGGAAGGGATGAAGACGCGCTCCCGCTTCAAAGGGGAGTAGCCAGCGACTTCGATGATGTCCTCGAGGATGACGTAGCCGCGCGGGGCGGGCTTGATATAGCGATCGTTGACCCAAGCGTGACCGGGACCCCCCGGGTTGCCGGTGAGACGGATGCCGGTGGGGACACCTTCGGCAGAGCGGAGGGTGCCGAAAAGCTTTTTGATCGGGGCGAAAGAGGGGAAGTTGGTGGCTTCCTCGATGTAGATGCGGGTGTAGGAGTGACCTTGGTAGGCCTCCGCGTCAGCGTCACGGTCGAGGTAGCGGAATTTGAGGCGCCCGCCCTTGGGCATGACCCAAGTGGATTTTTGCTGGTTGAATTTGGCGCCGAGGGGCTCGAAAAGGACGCGGGAACGGGCGATGACTTCATCAAGCTGCTGCTGCTCACGCCGGAAAAAGACGCCGTTTGCGCCCGCGCCCCAGGTGTCGGAGTGTTCGAGCCAGTCACCTAGGGAGCCCTCGGTTTTCCCGCCACCTCGGGCGCCCCCGTAGAAGACCTCGAAGACTGGGCACTGGATAAGGGCCGTCTGAGGCCCGGGCATGGGAGCCCAGTGGACGGTGGGCTCGGTCATGCAACTTGAGGGGCGACCTGGGCTACCCACTCAGCAGCGGAGGCGGCTTTCTGGGGCACCTGGATCACGACCGCGACGTTAGCGGTGGTGGAGCCGGCTGCCGGGCGCGCCCCGTAGCCGAGGGCGCCGGTGGCCAACTTGGCCGACTGGATGAGGAAATCGTCCGAGGCGGGGAGGGGACTGGAGAGCTTGTCGAGGATCTTGGAAAGGGAGGCGGAAGCAACGGCCTGAATGCGCTCTTGGATTGAAGCGACGATGGAAGGGTCGACGAGTTCAGCCCGGCGCTCCGCAAGGCGGGCCTGGAAGGCGTCGGAAGACATGATGAGGGACACCCAAGTCGGACTCCGATCGAAGATTGCCGCGAGGTCGTTCTGCTTGATCGTGGGTTCCGAGATGATGAGATCAATCATCGCGTCATGGGAGTACCGCACCTTGGCGATGCCGTTGATCAGAGCTCCGGTTGTAGGGTCGGTGAACATGAGGGGCTCCCGCAGGCGGGTGTGGACTGGCCGGATTATAGGGGAAGGGCGGCCGGGCGTCAAATAGTGCGATATGGGGGCCGGGTTGGGGCCACAGCCACCCACCGCTGCCCCGGATCCCGTGCCCCGGCCGGGCGTCCTTGGTAGGTAATGGCCGGGAATAATACCTCAATTTTCCCCGGTAAATTTTCAGGGACTCCCCAGGGCCTACGGCCCTGCTCCACGTCTGGACTAATACCGCTTCAGCCCAGCCACCCAGGGACTCCGGCCGCCGCAAGGTAGGGGGGGGGGGAGTGTCGGGCCAGGGGCTCGGGCTATCGGGAGTGGGCAGGCGATAGGCCCGGACGGCCGGCTATCGGGGCTGACCGGGTGATAGCGGTGTCCGAGCCCGGTGTTCCACGTGAAACAGGGAGCGGGTCTACCGGTCGGGGTGGCCCCGACGGTGCCCGACGTAGGGGTGCCAAGGGTAGGGCCTAGATGGGTGCCACCCCCACCCATGGCGCCCCCCGATCCCATGCCTTCCTGTCAGGGGGTGTGTTACATATTGTTACAATTTTTTTTTTAGATCACCTGACATCACCCCCAAGCGCTCGCGCGCTCAACGTTATTCCCGGTCGCGTGATCGTGTGGGGCACCCGGCCGGGCATGGGATCGGGCATCGTGGTGGGTGGGGGCGCCATAGATGTGGCCCCTACCCTAACCCCCACCGTAGGGCACCATGCGCCCGACCCCCTACCATCACCCGGCCTGGGCCGTTACAAACTGTTACGCATTTAGGGGCTGGATGGGGTTGACACCCGGGTTATGCCCGGGTATTATTCAATCATGGCAACCGGGAATAACGCCACCCGGACAGGAACCCACAACATGACAATCCGAGCCACTAGCCTAGGGCACGCTAACCGAATTGCAGAACAACACGGCCCGGGTGCGGAAGTAGGGCACGATTCCCAGGGATGGTATGTGACCATCCCGAACGTCCGGTAACGATTGAACCCGCCTAGCGTGCGCTGGCACGCTATGGGGTGCGATTCGCACCGATTAGTAGGAGCACAATCATGGCACGAGCCGACGCGATCATTCAATCCGAAATCGACAACGGTCGATTGACCATCACGGTCCAGGGGTTCGCCCCGATTGTCATCGACCCCGATGATTACCCGACCGAACTGGTGCAATACGCCGCGTTGCATGGGTTCAAGCAACGGTATGTGGACGCGGCCGCCCTGGGTGCGGGCGCATCGCCCCAGGCGAAACATGAGGAAATCGTCCGACTGGTGGACCATCATCGTGCCACGGGCGAATGGCGCCGCACGGCCGATGGCACGGGCACCGGTGGCGACGGTCTGCTCGTTCGGGCGATTATGGAGTTTAACGGCATGGACCGGGATAGCGCCCGTGCGGCTGTCGGGCGCTTGGACAAGAAGTTGCAGGCCGCAATGCGCGCGTCGCCCGAACTGTCGCCCATCATCGAGCGCCTGCGCGTGGAAAAGGCGCCTCGGGGCGCGAAGGTGGATGTCGCGGGGGTGTTGGCTGGGCTGGCACGCGCGGCGTAGGGGGTCCATCGGATATGGGGGTCGGGTGCCCCCATTCCAATGCGCCCGCCCCGGGTTGCAGATAGTAGGAGATGACATGACTATTCAACTAGCATCAATCCGCCACGGCCAATCCAAGGCCGCATTGCAATCCGCACTCAACACCATGCCCGACCGGGTCGAATTCCATGACCCCTCGATCATGGCACCTCGCTGGTTTGTCGGTGCGGATATGGCCGTTGGGGAGCGTTTCCCCATAGTCATGGACCCTGCGACAAGGCGCAGGTTCGCTACCGTGGCTCGGACGGATAAGGGCTTTCGGGTGACGTGACGCGGGCGCGCGGTCGGGCGATGGGGGCACGATGCCCCCAAATGCCGTTTCCCGGCCATTTCCCGCCCCATCGATCCCGCCGCCGACCCCCGTCAATAGGTAGGTAGCCCCGGACCATCCGCGCCCATCTACGCCCCATTCCCCCATGCGCCCGATGGGGGCCACAGTCCCACTATTGCGCCCTTTGATCCCTACCGGGCATAATGGCGCCATAACCCCCGGTCAACCGATAGGAGCACCCTATGACCATTGATCACGATGCACACATGCACCTCGACCCCTCGAACAGGCCCCGATGGATGGAGCCATCGCCCCACACCCGTAGGCGCACGGACCCGAAGCCACCATTGTGGTTGCGCCTAGCGCGCTGGGTTTGGGGGTGGCTATAATGCCGCGCGTCCGACCGCTCGAAACCTACCCCTACCGTCAATTCATGGCAGTGTTTACCAAGGTGGCCGCGTCGCGCGAGCCATTCCTGATCCCCTGCACCCGACCACAGGCCGCATCCCTACGAGGCGAACTCTATGCCTTCCGGCGTGCGTGTGAGGGACAACCCGGCGCGGCGCAGGCGATGGGGATTGAACTCGATACCCTACGGGATGTGGCGTTTAGAATCGTGGCCGATGGGCTGGAAGCGTGCCACCAATCCGCCCTGGTCGGGCCGTCGTTGATCGAACGCGCGCTAGGGGCCGAGGCACCCCCGATGAAAACCGCCGCGCAGATAGCGCTGGATAAGATCAAGGCAATGGGGATTGGGGCCGAAGGCCCTACAGAACCATGACCTCCAACCAGCCCTTCCCCCAGGTGGCCAGCTACCCGGCGGGCTTCCTCTCCGCAGTCCAGAACGGCGGCGGCGTGTTCTATGCGGCGCACCTCCCTTGGACTCCGCACACGGCGGCGAAGCGATTCCGGCAGCTGCTGGCCCTGTTGCGGCAGAGTCCAGGGCACCCGGCCCACGCAAACGCAGCGCATCGGTGGCGGGTGGAGGCCACCCCTCGGGCGCTGGTGACATCCATGCAGCAACGTGGGGTGCCTGCAGCCTACCCGCATGCGCTGCTGATTGAGGCTGCGTTGGAAAAGGAGCAATCATGACCACAGACACCGAGCGCGCAGCCTTCGAGGCGTGGTGGGGTTGCAAGTATGTTTCGCAGTCCCCAGAAGAAGACTCAGCTTGGGAAGCATGGCAAGCCCGAGCCGCAGCGCCTGCCAACAAGTGGCGCGAGGCGATAGACGAGGCGATGGTCACGGCGCACATCGGGGTCGCTGAAGGCGATCCATACGACTGCCTGAACCGGCTGCTTGAGTG